ATTCGGATTCGAAGCACGGCGATACCGTTCCTCAAAGAAAGAATCAAGCTGGGTGTAATACCGGCTTAGCTGCGTCTTACCGATTGCTGACTGCTGCGCCACGATGGCCTGGACTTCGGTGGCAGTTCGGGGATTGCCCTGCGGCTTGTTGAGCGTCTGGCGGTACTGAGACAGATTGCCTTGAAGAACATTTTCAAGGTCTTGATTGACCGCCATAGGAGCGTCCAGAACGCCAGCGATGTTCTGTTGAATGACTTCGTAGTCTGGCGGGAGTATCGCATACGGTCCTTGCTGAACGACGCTCGTCTTGCTGAGCGCATTGGGGTTGAGCGGACGGAACAGGATCTGGGTGCGAGCGAACGCGCTATCGACCATCGAACAGCGCAAACGATTCTTCAGCTCCATCGCCTGAAGCATCTTGATTCCCAAGCCTTTGACACCGTGATGCTCGCCATCACCACGGTCGTAATACATCGGATGAATCACCTGCTCCCACTTCTTGAAGCGTCGGAGCTTGCGATACATGAAGTCCTGGCTATCACGCTCATCGATGATGGCGTGGCTGATCTGACCATCGAACTCCTTGTAGAAAACGTGGCACATCAGCACTACCTCGGAACGAGCCGAGAAGGTGATGTCGTTCGAGCGAAGTTGACGCTGGAAGAACTCCCAGTCGTACTGAACACCGGAGCGATACGGTTCGGGCATCGCAGCACGGATGCGCTGGCGCACATAATCGACATTCCAGCCAGCAGCCTTGGCCGCTTCCTCGTCCTGAATCTTCTCGAACAGATCATCGACGCCCATGCGAGTGCGGACGCAGGCCACCTTCCAGTCGCTGACATTCGACTTGGTGCCATCGGGGACGAGAAGATCCGTCGCCATGATGGCTTTGCAGCGCCAGTTGGTGCTGTCTTCGAAGATCAACGGACCATCGCCAATGAGAACCATTTCACGCTGGGAGAGCTGGACGAGATAATCGAAGTCCTTGTCGAGCTTCTGGAGCCGGTCGAACTCCTCGGTGATGATCTTCGACCATTCCTCCCGCTTATCCATGTCGTTGCCATAAGCGGTACGGACATTCGCGTAGGTCGGAACCTCTGCGAAGACATCGTAGAAGGCTGACATGGCCAACGTGAGGAACGCTTCCGACTCGCGGAAGTTCACATTGGTTCGAAACGCCTGATTGTTACGACGCAGCTCGGCGGGATTGTACGGAGGATTGCCATCAACCAGACCGCGCAGCTTTGCTCGCGTGTTGTTCCGAAGCTCGTCGGCCATGATAAGCTTCTGGAAGATTTCACGGGCCGATGCCGCGTCGGCTATGCGCGTCTCTGGCGCTTTGCCGTCTTGGTCGATGGTTTGGAGCGGCAGTTGGGCTATTGATCCGTACATGGTCGTTTTTTCCAGCAGTGGGCCGGAAGGTTTTTGTTCTCTGTAGCGTCTGTAAATTTATGGAGCGTTTCAATGGGAAACCACACCATGCTCCTGATAAAGCAACCGCAAAATTCGCAGCTTTGCAGCGATTCGTCTAGTGGTGTGCTTCCGTGTTGAGAAAAAGTTTTTACCGCTTCCTTGAGGACGCGAGCGTTGCAGCCGGTGCATCCAAGCGGTTTACGGTTGTACATACAGGTCGAGCAGATCGATGCCCTGCGCGTCGCTTCAGCCTGATCGACCTTGCCCCCGCCAACGGTCAGACCATGAAGCAAACTCATGCTAAACCGGATAACATCGCCAATCTGGAGTGATTTCCGGCCTTCAGGCTTAGGAATCTCCACCTCGTTGAACGCGCAATCCGCACCATTACGACACGCATACTCGGTGATTAACGTGTCCAGATTGGATGGAATAGGTATCGCATTGGCCGTGTAATGGTTGCGAACGAACTCATGGAGCTGCGGCCACGATCCGCCCATGATTTCAATACCAGTCTCAGGAACGCGGTAATGCCATCCACCAGGGATGACCATGTGTTCATTCAGGACTTTGTAACCTGTATTTGCGCTCATAAGTCGTCGTAATAGATCGAATCAGCGTCTCGAACGAGCTTTTCCCAGACTTTATCCATTTTGGTTGCTCGCGGTTCGAGAACAGCGGTTTTGCGGACTAGATCAAGCAAGACTACAGCAGCGTCGGCCAAGTCAGGCGATTTTCCGGTTCGCTGCTTCATCACGGTCTTGGATTCGACCGATATCTTCCGCTTGGAATCGTCGAACATGCGCGAGCAGAACTCCTGCAATGTCTCGATGTCCACACCTCCGACACGCTCCTCGATGACCCATTTCCGCATCGAGAACCAGAGTTCCGTCACTTTGCGGTCGTATGCTTCATTGCATGGCCGACTGTCCTCGTCGCTGACCGGAATGGTTGACGGAGAGCCGCCGAACTCGACTCGATGAACAACACCCCATTCACGGGTCAGAATGTCGGCCAAACCACCACCCTCACCGCTTGAATCGAGAGCAAACTTATCAGGCGGAATGTTTCGCTTGATGCACTCTTCTTTGACCCGATTCGCAATCTGGTAGTGAACCGGCTCGGTCAGCGCGGCATTCGGCGAGATTTGGACGACATCGCCAAAAAGTATGCTCAGCTTATCGTTAGCGGTGCCAACTTTGGCAAAGCGAAGGATACATCTGTCTCCACCAAAACCAGGGTCGAGAGCTGCCACCTGCTCGACATTGGTCGTGAACGTCAACTTTCTTGTAGGTGTGTGCGTCTCGATCAGCGATTCGGACAGCACCGTCTTGACCATGCCATCCGGCGCCCAAAATCCGCGTGTGTATTTCCAGAACGTAGGGCTTTGTTCGCCCTCATGTCGCATAGCGGATAATACCTGATCATTCGTTATGAGGTATGGATACTTCGTTCGCCCTTCGCTGATGTTCGGCGACTTCATGCCGTCGAACCGTCGGCACATGCCGCGCTCAGTCAGCCAATGCTGATCTTCAATCGTTACGCTGCGCCAACCCTTTGCCGGTGTGCAGAATCGACCGTGCGGATCGTACTTCGAAGCCGGGTTTCCGATGACCAGCATCTTGAACTCGCGGCAACCCTTGGAAAGGTTCGTGCAAGCCTCGAAAGCCGCTTCGGGCGTATCCGTCGCTTCGTCGATGATGACCATCACTCGCTCGGCGTGAATACCCTGAATGTTGGCCACAGCCTTCGCCGTATTACCCTCCGCGACAGCAATCGCCGATATCGAGTGCCGGTCGTCACCTTTAATGGCCTGAAGAGCCATCTTGGAATCGACCATGTTGCCTGGGAATCCGCGCGACTTGCGGACCAGATCCTGAAGATTGGCCCACATACGCTTGCGGATCATCTTCGCGGTCGTCGAGGTTAGGACAACGGTGGACTTGGAAGGATTGGCCAACCACCAGACCGTAGCGAAAAGAGTCGCTCCGAACGTCTTGCCGGACGCGCCGCAGCCAGCCCAGCCGACATAATCATGTTCGCAGAGACTTTCGACCTGAGCTTCAAGCCACGGATTCCAGCTCAGCTTCGGCCAGAGCATTTTGGTGGCGTTAACAAAATGGTCAAAAGTGCCTAAACCACCCTCGTTTGGCTGGAGTCGATTTCGGAATGCGTAAAGTTCCAGTTCTAGGTCTGGAATCTTGACGGGTGAACGTATCCCGTACTTATGCTGAATCAGTGGATGCTCGGACGCTTGCTCTGCCATAGTTTGGCCTTGCAATAGTTCACTCTGGACTTGACCGTCTGGCAAAGGAAAAATATGCCGTCGCAACTTGTTTCTTCATCCGGCTGTTGCCAGCCTTGCGACTCCGAGCCGGTTGTCGTGAATATCCCTGGCCCTCAAGGCGAACCGGGAACCAACGGCACGAACGGCACGAACGGAATCAATTCGTTCACCTACACGACCGCTCCGTTCTTCGTTCCCGCACTCGGTTCGAGCGTCTACGCTTACGTCGATAACACCGATTTCTTGCCTGAATCTGTCGCTGGCCAGTTTTTCGTGTCGGTTCAGGGTCTTGGGTACATGCAGGTGCTGTCGGTTGACGGTCTGCGCCTGACGCTTCAAAACCCCGCTGCGGGTGTTCTTGGAATCGCAAACGCTATTCCCACCACGCTGATTCCGACTGGCTCGCTCATCACGCTTGCAGGTGCGATTGGGGCGACTGGCGCTCCTGGCGTATCTGGTGGCGCTCCGGTTGGCGCGACGTACATTTGCCGCACTTCAGACGCGACGCTGACGAGCGAGACTGCTCTTGATTCGCTGTCTGCTGGGTATCTCAAGACTCAAGGATCGAGCGGATTTGGCGCTGTTTCAACCGTTTCTACGGTTCCCGTTTCCGACATCAGCGGAACGCTTCCGATTGCCAAGGGTGGCACCAACCTTACGACCGCCCCTGCGAACAAGATTCCGGTTGGCGACGGATCGACCTACCTCCAGAAAGAAATCGTTGGAACGCTTCCGATTGTCGTTACGAACAGCGCAGGAAACATCACCATATCGGCTCCCACTGTGACTCCGCCGATGGTGACTGAGACGTTTTATCTTCTGGTTGGAATTCCGGTTACGCTAACGAATGCGACAGCAAACCAGAATCCGTTCAAAAATTTGTCTCCGGTTTACACCGCTGCCGGATGGACTACCGGGCCTACAATCGGAAAATACACAACCCAGAACACTGGATACTACGAATTTACGGTAGACATTCTTGCACAGGGTGTTTCAGCGACTAGCGATGTTACGGTAAAGCTGCTGAAGAATGGCGTTGTCGTTAAGCAAACTCACCAATGCCACCTTGAAGCCGCTGGCGCTGGCGATCAGTCGGCTCCGATTATTCTCCATCACATCGACAGATCGACAGTCGCTGCAACCGATTACTTCGAAGTCTATTGCGATGTAACGACCGCTGGCGCGACGCACAACGTGTACATTGAGCAGTATTCGTCGTTCTCAATCAAGCGGATTGCCACTCTTTAACGCATGAGCGAACGCGCGCCACGGAGGTACACGGACGGATCTGTCACCTTTGAAGGTGGCATTGATTCCGGCGTGATGCCGTCTGAAGTGGACAAGAATCAGGTGGCGTTCGCGGTCAATGCCAGCTTCCGGCAAAGCTACGTCTCTCCTCGTCCTGGTTTCGTTCAGAAAGATTACGATCTGTGCGTCACCATCACGGCTGACAACGATCAGATTACCGCTGATCAGACGAACGTGACGGCTGATGGATGGTCGGAAGAGTGCTACGGACCTCAGTCGCTGACCGGCACGTTCCAGTGTGCGCTGCCCTACATTGCCGACGATGGACGCACGTTCATACTGATGCTGATCAGCGGTAACGTCTGGCTGTACGACACTGAGCAGAACAAGGCTCAGAACCTGACGGTTTCACCGGATCTGGAGAACCCTTCGAACCTGCTTGATGGCTGGATGGTTCAGGCTGAGAACTTCGTCGTCATTCAGGACGGATTCAGCAAGCCGCTGATTTTCAACGGTACGAATCTGCGCCGCGCTGCGGACGACGAAATCAAGTGCGGCAGAATGATGGCCTACGTCAATGGCCGCATCTGGTACGCGCTGCCGAATGGATTCTCATTCCGTGCGACTGACATCGTTTATGGAGACGGAACGCGAGCCAGTGTTCTCAAAGAAACCGAGAACACCTTCCTCAATGAAGGCGGTGACTTTGCGGTTCCGTCGGATTCAGGAGGCATCACGGCAATGGCCGTCCCAGGGAATCCAGATACGTCGCTTGGGCAAGGGCCGCTTCTAGTCTTCACACCTCGTTACGTCTTCTCAGTTCAAGCGCCTGTTGATCGTGATGTTTGGAAGAACCTGAACTATCCGATTCAGGCTATCAGCTTGCTTACGAGCGGCGCGCTTGGTTCTCGGTCGGCCATCACGGTCAATGGCGATGTCTTCTACCGCGCTGTCGACGGTGTTCGTTCGTTCATCATCGCTCGTCGCTCGTTCAATGACTGGGGAAATACACCCATCAGCAACGAGATTCTGAACATCGCCGAGAACGATCAGACCAATCTTCTGTGGGCCAGTTCTGCGGTCGTGTTCGACAATCGTCTGCTGATGACTGGTCAACCTCGGTACAACTCCGAGGGCGTCATTCACAAGGCGCTGATGGTCTTGGACTTCGACTTGATTACGTCGCTGCGAAAGAAGTTCCCTCCGGCTTGGGCTGGAATCTGGACCGGCTTGAATGTCTTGCAGCTCGTTAAGACCGAGAACGCTTACGGCGACAGGTGCTTCTCAATCGCTCGCGGATCGGACGACACGATTCAAATCTGGGAGATTACGAAGGGCGACAAGTTCGATAACAACATCACGGACGGTAAGAAGGAAATCGAATGGATGGTGCAGACTCGCGCCTACAACTTTGAGGTTCCGTTTGGCCTGAAGCGGCTCGATTCCGGTGACTTGTTCATCGACTCGCTTGAGGGCGATGTTTCGTTTAACGTCACCTATCGGCCTGATCAGTATCCTGGCTGGATCGAGTGGATCGACTTCTCTGAATGCGCGACGACGACGCAGTGCTTAGACTTGTGTCCGCTGACGAACTTTAAGCCGCAGTATCGTCCAAAGATGCGATTTCCGACGCCTTCGGATGCGCCGTGCAATGAGACGATCAGCACACCGGCTCGGAATCTCTACGAGGTTCAGGTCATGCTGAACATCATCGGGTATTGCCGGATTAAGAGCATTCGCGTTCACGCTTACGACGTTCAGGAGCCGAGCGTTGGTGAGTGCCGGACGGTGTATCCGGCCTGCACCCCGCTTGATGTCTGCGATATCAATCCGCTGACCTACACATCGGAAGCTGTTAATCCCCTCGCATAACAAAGATATGCCAAACCTTACTCTTATCACGCTGACTCCGCCGAGCTTGCCGGTCGGATATTGCCCGACCAATTACCAGCAGTTGGCCAACGATGTCATCAGCGGCACTCAGGCGAACTTCAACAGCTCGATTGGGAACTCGTTCTTCAACTTTGGCCCTAATCCTCCCGCCCTGAACAATCAGGTCTATCCGTGGTTGGACGAAGATGGAAACTGGTGGGTTTACAATCAGGGGCGTTGGGCGAGAAAAAATCCGGTTTCAAAGACATCGGATGAGCGGCGCATTTACGTTGGAACAACGACCGATCTTCTTTCTTACGATGGCGGAGATGGAACCGCCACGGCGACTGATTTTACTGGTCCGATGTGGCAGGTTGACACCGAGTTTGAAGCGCGATTCCCAGTTGGAGCTGGCACGTTCGCGGCAAGCGGTGTTGTTGTTGTTCAAGGCAAAGTTACCTCCACTGCTGTTGCCGGTGAGGACAAACACACGTTGGTTTCCGCCGAAATGCCCAAGCACAGTCACACGATGACTTGGGATTCTCAGGACACCTCCGGCGGCAATCAGCTCAAGACTCTTTACTACGGCCCTGACGCCAACGTGGTGAACGACATCGTGAAGAGCAGCGGCGACGCAGGCGGTGACGCTCCGCATAACAATCTCCCGCCGTTCTACGGTGTTTACTTCATCAAGCGAACCAGCCGAGTCTACTACACCAAATGAAGCTGATCGTCCAAGATATCAGGTCAACGATTGCTCGGGCTATCGGCGTTTGCGTCGATGACGCGCGCGTTTACGACTACATCAATCAGGCTTGTCGCCGACTGCTTCACAAGGGTCTGTGGGCTGGTGCTTACGGACGCTTCACGATCCACACGGTCGGTGGTTGCATCACTTGGCCGCGTCAAATCGAAACGATTGAAGCTATCGCCGATTGCTGCGGAGTTGGAACGGTTCGCAATCAATGGTTCGAGTTTCAGGAAACCGGATACGGACTTCTCAATGGAAACCAAGTGTGCGTCGGCAAGCAGCTTATTGACCGTGGCACTGTGGTTTCTTACCGCGACATGTCTGGCGGTACTAACAGCTATCTTCGAGTCTACCCTGGCGACGCTTCGGATGTCGGCAAGACCATCACATTGCAGGGCGTCGATCAGAACGGTCAGTGGATTCGAACCCAGAGCAATGGAGTCTGGATCGACGGCGAAAAGCTGACGCTCGCTTTGCCGTACGTTCAGTCTACCAAGAAATTCACCGAACTGACCGGCGTCATTCGTGAGGCGACGAACACCGTCAGTCGTCTGTACGAGTACGACGCGACGACCACGCTAGAGACGGATCTGGCAGTTTACGACCCTGATGAAACTTTGCCGCAGTATCGTCGCAGTTACCTCGCCGATCGTTGCAACAACGAGGAGGACAAGCCTGTAACGGTGATGGCGAAGATGCGCCACATCAACGCGACGAGCGTGAATGACTATCTCATTCCTCCGTGTCCAGACGCCATCAAGCTGATGGTCATGGCCATTCGGAA